ATTTTTACAAAAAAAAGAAAATAGTCTACAAGGGTCAATGACCCTTGTAGAACTTCTTATTTATTTATTTATCTTCTAGATCCTCTGGATCTATATACCCATGGGCATTTGGGTTTTCAACCAATCTAGAGATACGGTTAAGTGTGGATAAAACCTCATCCTCAGTGAGGTAACCTATTACCCCATCTGAAGATAATGGTGTACCTCCGTAGCAGGAGTCCATAATCAAGATCCCTACTTCGAATAAGCCATTTCTACCACCAAGGGTAGTACTACCTCTAACTACAGAGGCACTGAGTCCGTTTTCAAACTCATACCACCACTGTTCTCTTTCAGTGTGAGCCCAGTTTGCGGGTTTAATGTGGTAATCCACGAAACCTGTGATTTGTTCAAATTTTTCGATTTTAGTTGTGTTCATGATATATATTCTCCTTTCAATACTAATATAATAATATAACCATGATATTACCATTATAGTATACAATTAAAAAAAAACAGTTTTACGAAATATTAGATATATCCCCAGTATCATAGAAAAAAGAAAATAGTCTACAAGGGTCAATGACCCTTGTAGAACTTCTTTTCTTATACTAAATTATTTTACGATAGTTCCATAGTTGTCACGAGCACTGTCTTTATTAACACGTACACGTTCAACTTTATTTACACTACCGTCTTTACCAGCTTCACGATCTACACGGAAACGCATATTAGCATAGATACTGTCTAATTCAGGTTTGAATTCTTTAATAGCACGACCTAATTCTGGGTTCATATAACCAGCAGAAATAGCACGGTCTAATGCTACAGCAAATTCATAGCGAGTTAGAGTACGGTCACCAGAGAAGTTGCCATCTGGATAACCAACTACAATACCTTTGTAAGCAAGGTCTTGTACCATCATGTATGCCCAATGATTTTCAGGTACATCTGGGAATACTACATCAGTAATGGCTTCGTTACGACCCATAGCGTGATCAACTAATGCATCAATCTTAGCATTTTGAGCTGCTACGATTGCACGAAGTTCTTGAATTTCTTTAGCCATTGCTACTTGTTTATTAGCATTCATTTTGGAAGATTTACCAAATTTCATGGATACACCAGCACCAATCATAGCATCTTTACCAATAGTGGAAGATACACTAATCATAGTGTTTTCATTTGGTTGATATGCTACACCTAATGCACCAGCGTTTTGACCTTTGTAATGACCATAACCTGCAGCAAAACTCCATTTATCATCAGCATTGAAGTCTTGATAATGTAAGTTAGCCATAGCTGCTGCACGAGCACCTACTTTACTGATTTCACGTTGGTTATTAGCAATAGCTGCATCATAACGGTTGCTAATACGTTGAGCTGCGTCATTCAATTGGCTACCGTTAATTGCATCAGTAGAACCTGCTTCTACACGGCCAGGAGCTACGTTAGTAATAGTTTTATTACCAGCATCAATACCATCTTTAGTTACAGATGGGCCATTGTTAATAGTTAAGCCATCATTGTTCACTGTAGTACCACCATCGAAGTTAACAGATTTCATACCATTCAAGTTATCGTTCACAGAGTATTTAACTACACCATTAGCATCTGTAGTAGCTGTAGTGTTTTTACCATTAGTGAAGTCTAAGCCATTAGAAAGCATAACTTGTTTAGCGTCTTTACCATTAGCTTTATAAGTCAATGGAGTTTTGGTAGCAGCTTTTTCGCCGTTGTATTTGAATGTAGTAAGATCTGCTACATTAGCCGGAGCATCCCAACGAGTAACATTAATAACGTCGTCTCCTGCAAAACGGTTAGAAGCCTTGGCAATAGCATCCACAGTAGAACGGGATACATATACACCGTATTGTGCATTTGCATCACCAGTGGATTTGCCATTTGTTACACGAACTGCTGCAATGTTGTCGACTTGATGGTCAGCAACAACAGATTCAACTGCTTTATTGGCTTCGATAGCTTTATTCATTTGATCAACGTTAACCGCATCAGTACCAGCTGTACCAGCTTTAACGTTGTGAATTTGGTTATTGCCAGCATCAATATTAGTTGTAGTGAAGCTTACTGTGCCATTAGCATCAGAAGCTGTCATACCATTAATATTATAGGATGCTGTATCCAAATTGTTACGGTCTTCGATAGTTAAACCATTAGCACTATATTTAGTATCTTTATCACCATCAAATACAATAGTACCATCAGTATTGACTACTGTGTGTTTGTCATCTGTATTCTTACCAAATGCTGCAGAGTTCATATCTACCAAATCTTTATTAACGTTTACTTTGAATTCTTTTCTTCCGTAAGCGTTATCAGTAGCTACTACTGTAGTATTGGATCCATCAGCCATAGTATTGTACTTTTGTGCTTCAAGAGCAACGTCATACAATTGGCTTCCGTTAATAGCATCTGTGGATGTGGAAGATACACGGCCAGCAGATACATTTTGCAACTGACGTGTGTAACTAGTTACACCGCCAGCACCAGCACGGCCATTAGTACCAAAGCTTACAACAGAATCTGGTGTAGAACCTGCGTAAGTGGAATTGCTGAAACGGATATCTGTTGTGTTATCCTTAATATTGGATGTACCAACAGCTGATTCTGTAACAGAATTTGTGCCGATTGCGACGCCATTTTGAACGTCAGCAATAGTATTATTGCCTAATGCCAAGCCATCAACAGCAGTAGCTTGACCATGAGTACCTACAACGATAGAACCTTGGCCACTAGTGACAGAATTAGAGCCAAAGATCAATTGCTCTTGATCAGCAGTAGTCATTTTATTATTATAACCAACTACTACAGCTTGTTCACCTTTAATAGTGCCATTATTAGCACCAATAGCTACAGAATTTTCACCTGTAACATTGTTTGTTCTACCAATAGCAATAGAGGATGGACCAGATACTGTAGCACCATTACCAATAGCCAAAGTGTTATAGCCAATAGTTCTAGCTTGAGAACCAATGGCAATGGTATACTCAGTTAGAGCTTCTGCAGAAGAGCCGAACGCAAAAGCGTCACGACCAATAGCTTTAGCTTTATCGCCACCGACAAAACTATTTTCACCATCAGATACATTGCCTTGACCGAAAGCCATAGAGTTGGCTTGTTTTACAATATTTCCATCACCAAAAGCTAATGAACTTGTGGCACCTGTTTCATTAGTATTATTACTACCAAATACTGTTCCATAATCCCCATTAGACACATTATTGTATCCAGTATTAGATCCTGCCGCAAATACAGAACCGGATGCTAAAGTACCTAAAATTGCTGCTGTTAATAAGATTTCCTTTTTCATTTTGAATGTCTCCTTTTAACTATATGCTAAAAAAGTATGGCATAGTACCGTCAATACTATGCCATATACATGGTAGAATTATTTATTTGCAAGAGCTGCTTTGATTTCAACAAGTTGCTCTTGTAAATCTTTGATTTGTTGTGCCATTTCAATACGGCTAGTTTTCAATGTAGGGTCTTGTTTACCTACTTTGAAAGATGCACCAATATTGTACATTGGACTATCTGTTAAAGTTACACCTGCATGGATAAGAGTGCTTTCATTTGGTTGATAAGCAACTCCAATAGCTCCAGCAGTAGAACCTTTATAACCACCTAAAGATGCAGCAAAGCTCCATTTATCATTAGGGTTATAGTCTACATAACGTAACCCAGATAATGCTGCTGCTCTAGCACCAACTTTGGATACTTGAGTGTCTGTATAGTTGTTTGCACGATTTAATACATCAGACATACCAGTATCGATTTTGCTGTCTAATTGTTTAAGTTGTGCAACGTTAACTGCATCAGTATCATTAGTACCTGCGGATACAGATGTGATTTGACGTGTTACATTATTATCTACATCACCAACAGATACAGCAGAAGCTGTAGAAGCCCATACAGGACTATTATTTGTGGATTGTGTCTTAGTTGCTACATCATATCCAGCTACACCAGAATTTACTGTAGCTTTAGATTGTGCACCAAGAGCTACACCACCAGCATAAGATACTTCGGTATTATGACCAATAGCTACAACATCATTTACTACTGTGCTTGTAGCATTATCACTAGAACCGATAATAACTGTATGTGTTGCATTAGCTACATTGTGGTTATTACCAACAATAATTGCATTAGATACATTAGATGCATTATTGTTTACACCGACTACAAAGTTATCTGTGCTTTCATTTCCAGACGTACCAGTAACTGTGTTATTTACACCAATCATAGAAGTGCGTAATGTGTAATCGGCTTTATTACCACCACCAATTACCATAGTAGCACCACCACCATTAGACTTGGAAATACCGTCTCTTAGTTTACCAGCAAACTCTTTAGCAGAGTTACCAGTATTTTTTGGAATACCAGTCAATTCTGTAATAGAATTTGTGACTTCATTACCAGCACCAAATACAATAGTACCATTAGTATTGGCAGTTCTATTTGCTAGGCCATTAATAGTATTAGCTACACCAACACCAGTTCTATCAGCAAACCAACCAGAACCAATACCTTGTGCAGTTTTAGATTCAATACTATTCATAGCACCTGTAATAGTAGCACCTAGATTTTGAGATGGTGTAGAGAATCTACCACCAGTATAGGAACTAGAAATAATATTATAAGCGCCAGTAGATGTAGTTAAAGCACCATTACTGAAGCTATTTGCACCAATATTAGTTGCATATACATTTAATGCTTGGCTTCTAGTGCCTGTTTCATCTTTATCTGTATTAATGGTAACATCACCAATTTCACCATGGTAGTTATGAGAACCAACCATAGTAGAACCTGTACGAGCATATGTATTGTTACCAATAGCTACTGCACCAATAACTTTAGATGGGTCAGCTGGGACACGTGCAGATGAGAATTCGCTCCCACTATATGTAGTTTGACCAAAACCAAATGCTGCTTCAACACCACCAGCCATAAGTTCAGTATGAGCTTTATGGCCAATAGCTATAGAGCCATTTTGGCCGGTATAATTTTCGGCTTTAGAAGATACGCCGATGGATACATCATGTGTACCATTAGCACTGCTTCCTGTACCATAAGCGATGCCACTACCAGACCCAGTAGCGTTATCAATTGCCATTACATTTAGGCTCAAAGAGCCAATAACCATTGCTGTCAAAATAACTTTTTTCATAATAAACCTCTTTCTTTACAAAATAGAATTCTAAATTTAAAATATTTTGAGCGTATTATAGGATTTTATATCCCTCCTTGGATTTAATTAGCTAAACTGTAAATTTGCATAATATACTAAGGAATGTGCTTAGCTAATACACATTCCTAGTTATATTATACAACCAAAATTTTTATTAACTAATCATTTTTCAAAGACTTCAGCTATTTCAGACCATCTAATAACTAACGCACCGCTAGTATTATCTATAGCTACATTTTGTAACTTAAATTCTTTATTTTCTGGGTCTTTAGGGATACGTATAGCATCATTAAAGATATCTAGCATATCTTTATCTACATCTTTTAAATGCTTACGTATTTGACTAACCTTTACTGGTAATTCATTATCAGTAAGCTCACCTGCGTCCATAGTATTTAGTTCTTCAATAGCATATTCTTTGCTAGGATAAACATATGGTTCATACCCAACAACACTACAAAGCTTCTCAGTTACACCTATTTTAATACGATTATAACGTAGCTCTTTAGTTATAATCAAATATTTTGTGTTCATAAGTACCCTCCTACTGGTCTTTATTCATATCCATTGTAAGACTAGGAATAATACGCCAATGTACTACACGATGTCCTTCAGCTATAGATCTACCGTTGCCGAGTCTGTCTAGCTTACAACTTAATTTAAAACCTAAGAATCTTTCATGATCATCATTACAAGGTATATCTACTGTAGTCAAATACTCAGGCTTAGCATTAGACTCAATAAAATCCACTGCTTCTTTCATAGTTAATCCATCAGCAACTACATTATCAACGCTACCAGGGACTAATTCAAATTCTTTTACTTCTGGGTTGTACTCATATACTTCTTTAGCGATAGCATATTCCATAATAAAACCTCCTTAATAAAATAATATATACTTTGATAGATGATATATCTATCTACAGTTATAGTATATAACTCAAATCATTAATACTAAAAAAAAATAAATGCAGTATACTGGGAAAGCCCCAGTATACTACACCATTCTTAATACCATGTGATATTGATATTAAGAATGTATATATTTATTCTTTATTACCAGAATCAGTTTGGTCTTCTTCGTCTGTATCCTCTTCTAATTCAAAGAGATACCATTGATAGATTTTGTCTTTGCCACGGAATACAAAGTTCCCAGGTAAGTCATCACCATCATTCAAGATATCTTCTAATTCATCCATTTCTTTAGTACGGATTTCATCTTCTTCAGTTTCAGGTTCATCTTTGAGTTCTGTTTGCTCATATAAAGCATTGTACTCTTCTTGGATGACTTTCTTACCTGTATCAAAATTGTAGATCTTATTATCGATCTCTGCTTCATAATCATCAGTTGTGATTACTTGTTCTTTGTAATCGTATTCGAATGTGTTTTTTACAACTATGTATTTATCAGACATAATAGTATTCCTCCTAGAAAGCTATAAATATATGAACCACACGATCTGTGCCGATATATGTCGTACTATGTGGTTTATCTAAAGACTCAATACGGTCTAAAAGTTCATCAATCTTACCATTAAGATCAGAATCAGAATTAGGGTATTCTTCATCCCCATAAAAGTGTGTCAATTTATCCTTTTCATATTGAATAGCATAATCAATATCATCAAGATCATCTATCACATAGTTTTGTCTAAATGGGTTCTGATCCAATAAACCATCTTCATGGTTAAATAAGTATGTGTCAGTTATGACTCTATATCTTTGCATATAAATGCCTCCTTAGTGGAAATCTGTAGTGCATTGTGGAGACTTCCATATCTCCCATATGTATATTTTATTTCCATGAACTATAACTACTACACGTTCAGCCTTTCTCGTATGTTTCTGATATATGTCTCTCTTACGATCATTAAGAACAAGATCAGTCCCTAAATCATAATCAACTTCTTCAGTCTTAAGATCTTCTATAGATCTTTTGACTGCTTCATCTAATATACGATTAGCTTCTTCTAATGTTTTATAACGAGAAATATTTTCATGTAAATATTCTCGGTCACTTCCAGGTACATCAGGGTCATATACAATTAAACTTATAGTCACATTATATAAGCGTGCCATGATACTATACCTTACTTAATAATTTTATCAATTGCTGTTGCCTTGATAAGGAAATCATATATGATCACACACTTATCATTATCCAATATTAATATTGTCGTAATAGCAGAATTAGGATACATTTCTTTGATTTGATTTAATGCATCTGCTACATTATCTTTTAAATCTTGATTCTTGATGCTATTTACAATAGCACCTATTTCTTCATTGGTTTTAGCTGCCATATTTAAGCAATGCTTAGCTACGTCTTCACCAATAAACACATGATCATAAACTTTTAAATAATCTGGATCAGTTTCTTCATCAGGTTTTACAATCCACATCATTTGTTGCATAATATAGTAATCCACAATATCTAACCTCCTTAGTTAGAAAAATAATATAAACCAGTGATACAATTATCACTACACAGTTATAGTATATAACTATAAATATCCTTAAACAAAAGAAATCCCAGTATAGTCAATGACTATACTGGGAGTGTCTTATTCAAAAATAACAGAGATATTTGCTTTTGGTGTAGTGTATGTAGCGTTTAAGAAAGTCTTAATAGCTTCAATAGATTCAGTTGTTTCTGGTATTGAAGTCTTGGCTCTAAGAAGTCTAACTACAATAGTAGTTGGTAGTTTATATGTATTTGACTCTGGTTTATTTTTAGTAATAAAATCACCACAATATCTAACATCGGTTATAGATACCTTGAGCGAATCTATAGATGCTATATTTTGATTTGGTGGTTGTCTAAATACTAATTTACCGATACCGTTTGTAGCACAAGCATCCAATGAAAATTTTCTATTAAGCTGACCGTTACTGTCAGTAAGTATAGGCATTTCTAGTTCTTTAAACGTAGCAGTATTTGCAATACCATTAATACCTAAATTTCCACGAGCTGATAAGTTATAGAACTTTTCATCGGCAACTGCCATATATATTTCATAAAAACTAAAGAATGGTATACTTCGAACATAAGTCATCATACTATATAAATTTACATATGCATAGGATTTGAGCTTCTCTAATAGTTTTACTTTTTTAACTAGAAAGCCCCATATATCGAATGATATATCACGTCCTGTAAATGTAGTAAACATCGAAGACATTGTCAATCTATCACTTTCTCTAGTTGTGGCTACATATGTACTATCTACAAAGCTATCCATAGTTATATTATCCAAATTAGTATTATAGAATAACGATTCAAAATTATAACCGCTGGTTAAATCTATATTCTTTGGAAATTTACCACTAAACTCATTAAATGCATGAGCAAAGCTTTTAATTGTAGATGTCTTTAATGTAACATCGCTCAAGTCTGCAGATGAGCCTCTAGCAAAATTATCCATAACAGTTGGTGCTAATGTAACAACCCCTAAATAGTTTTTCTTAGCATAACCAAATAAGCCATTAAATTTGCGCTCGGCTATACCAGAATTGTCTATAATATGTACATTTGGTAATTTATTGAGCGTACTAGACACTATAGGAGATATAGTATATGGTTCGTCTTTAAGATTAGTTATATCAATATATACATTATCTATAGACTTATCCAACAATGGCAATATGCCTATAATAGATCTGGTTGTATAATCTTTAGGAACTATATATTTTACATAGGCTTTAGATTGATCATATGTAGCCCATGGTTTAAATATCTTAACTTTTTTATTCTTTATAGCATTTTCATTAGGGAATGATATAGTCATTCGTTCATTAACATTAATATTCTTAGCGGTAGATGGGTTTATATATAAACCTAATGACACATACCATCTATAATCTAGCTCTTGTGTGTTTGTAAAGATTAAAGCACCAGTCACATCTAAAGCCTTATTATAGTTTAGTTTAACCTTAGGCGTATGCCCACTGTCTATGACACCAAGCATAAATGCATAGCTTATTGTATTGGCGTTTTTAAATATAAATGTATGCTCTTTATCTGCATAGTAGTTTCTAACAGGTATTACACTTTGGTATACATTGCCACTATAATTTACATATTCGGATAGATTGGATATTAGATCTTCAGCTATATCCATTTTAACGCCTTCATAAGCACCCATATAATTATGGAATAAAGATAAATCAGTAGTCTTACCAATATCATAGCCAAATACTTTAATAGTATAATCACTGCTTTTCGGTAAGCTTTCCACTTTTTGCGTTCTACTAGAATAATATAAATTTATATTTTTATCAGTGGCCATACCATCAACCAATTTAAGATTACTAACAAAAGCTGGGCTGGCTGCAGATCTCTTAACTGTGAATGTGTCTTGTGCAGACAAATCTATATCACCAGAGTAGTTTTTGATATATTTGAGATATCTTTGATACATATCACGGCTTATAGGGTCTAACATAACCATTTGGTTATAGTGATCTGGTGTTAAAGATCTTATATTATTATTAATATAACTATCAATATCATCTATACTTTCGAAATCTCCCTCGACTTCTAAGATACAAATACCATCAGCATCACGATCATGGAAATACTTATTAAGCTTAAATCCCATATCTTCAGTATATAACTTACCATGAGTACCGACTTCAATAACTATATTCTCATCAGGTTTTACATCCCAGGTACCAGTCTTTTCTTGCCCTTCACGTGGAGCTATAGTTAGATTGCCACTTAATGGATTAAATAACTTAGTAAATTCTTCTGCTCTGTAGATGTCTATATCTTCTACATCATAGCAGTATGCATCGTCAAAGTATTTATCCCACCCTAATACAAGAGAACCACCATATTTAACCGATAATGGTCTAACCACACCGTCTAAACATTGGATATCAAATATAACCTCTCTAGCACCTAGACGTGTTTCTGATAATTTAGGGGATGTATGATGCCCTGTGGCAAAATCATATGCACCATCAACTAAGTCCATATTAGATAGCATAGAAGAATTGATCATATTATCTATTGTACCAGCTTCTTTAAGCTCCATCATATAGTCATAATTAAACATGGTATCATTTAAGAACTGTTTACGCATATAGTAAGTTACATTATCGTATCTTGTCTTAAACTCAGTAGACTTAGAATTGAATTCACTATATGCAGAATCGTATACTGACTTCATTAATGAATTATTATCTAATGATGGTGGTGTGGAACCATCATTATACATAGATATGCCAGCAGAATATAATTTGTCAAATGGTATATAGCTATTATAAATATATGCTTTGTTTACAAACCAGTCCACCATAAGAGAGTTATCTTCATCATGATATATATCTTTATCTACAAGATTAACCTTATACTTAGCCATAGTGTCATTAATAAACTTGGATATATCTTTAATTTTTACCATTGGAGACTTAGGATATACATTATATAGAGCTTTAAACCCTTTATTGTATACTACAAAGTTCGCATCATCTTTAGTTGCAGTAAGTCTTACATATTTACCTTCATTTGTAAATGGACCACTCTCTTCTCTCATACTGGGCGGTATTGCTAACCCTACAGTTATATCATAGAGCAAACTATCATAGTTCTTACTATCATCTATATCAGGGTTTATCATAGTTGGTGCTATCATAACTTTCTTTCTAGTTACGACAGGTGTAGTATCAATTTGGGTGTCATTGGAATATGGTTCGGCATCTGCTTGATATACAGAAAACCCTTTGGATTTATTGTCAGTAGTTTGGTCAAACCAGCTACTAGTATTGGGGGTCCAGTTATTATATGTACCTACACTGGTATATACAGAACGTGTTTCATCTTGAGATATAAATGATTCCCCACCCTCGCCCTCTTCAGGCTCAACTTCGATTTCTACATACATAGAAGATGCTTGGCCAGCAATCTCTCTACCCATATATGGTATAGTTGGATACATCGGGTCATTATTCTTACTAACCATCATAATGCTTTTATTATTAGTAATACCATCTTTTTCGATAGTGTCTAATATAGGAGCATTGGTAGACAATATACCACTACCACCACCACATATAGTGTAGTGTACTTTCTTAGCCCAGAATGGTACTTTAAAGTTATGACTACCAGCTTTAAAGATATATACTTTCCTGATTTTAGTTTTCTTCTTTTCAGCTTCAGTTAAAGCAGCATATACTTTACCTTGGATTTTAAATCTCTTCATTGTAGCTAGTCTAGATTTAGTATCACCAATAGCAGCATAAGCTTTAGTGCCATCTGGCAGCTTAAAAGCTTTACATATATCTCCAGCTTCTTCTTTTGTGGTATATAGAGAGATCTCTTCTCTTCTACCACCAGCACTTATTACATATTTTATATCAGTTAATTTAGCCATAATAGTCTCCTATTATAAGTGATCAAGATTATCTTCAGACGCTACTGGTCTTTGATATTCGATCCATTCTTCGGTACCATCTGGATGAATTAAATGGTTATCATTGTCGTATACTGCAACTTTAGAGTAGTATTTACGTGCTAAATTATCAGTAGTGATAAAAGAGTTAGGTGATAATCCACCGACAGTATCAGCATTACCACCATTAGCTCTAGCTGTAATAGTATTATACATGCTGCCTATAGTGACTGATTGGTCATTAATATACGTTGCAGGGAATGTCAATAACCTGTTTATATTTATATCATATTTAGTATCGTAAATCGCACCATTAATGGTTACACTACGACCCAATAAATCTAAGACTTTATTGAAAGATAACGCACGGTTTTCATCAATACCACTACCCATAGATTGTGGTAGATCTTTTGGTGGAGTAGAGCTGAGCAAACCTGTTGTGCTATAAGTAGCAGTACAATCACCCAAAATAACAAAATCATCTGATATTGTGGATAAGTCAATATATACAGTTAGTCCGCTAATTGCAACGCTAGGTTCATTTCTAACATTTGCAGCATTATATGAAACTATACCATTGCCATTAACCCCTAAAGCCATATTACTCATAGGATTTAAAGTATAAATATATACAGTAGAAGTTGTAGAGTCTAAATGAAGATCTAAACGTCTATCATAAGTACCTGGTTTTTTAATAGTATATAGATAACCAAATTTTTGTGTATCTATATACTTTTCGGCAAAGTGAGGAATAAGATCTCTACTAGATACAACCTTTTTGGCACTTGCATTATTTAGATTATATGCTTGATCTCTAGCACTAATAGTAAAATCGTCAGCAGTGATTGGTTCATTACTTTGTAGAGTGATGGATGCTAATAAATTACCGTTAGTTGTACAAATACCACCCACAATAAAAGTAGTATCAGAAACTCTGTATATGGTAGGCATAGTAACACTGTAGTCGTAGTATTTATCAACATCAACCTTATCTTTAATAATTATCTTATTATAGAGACTAAAATTGGATTGACTAAATAAATTGATTACAAACTTCATAGTATCATCTTCGACAATAATTGCTTTATTTGTGATATTAGCCATTCTATCACTCAATGTAATTTTAACAAAGTTATTATCGTAACTAAAAGATACGTAGTTAGGACACTTAAATTCTTTAGTTATAGAATACTGAATTTGATTTAAGCGTTCACCTAAAGCAGTTAAATCACTCTTTAGTGCATATTGGTCTGCTGTCTTACCTGCTAATTGTGCAGCATTAGTTGCATTAGCTACAGGTGTAGCGTTTACTATATCTTTTACTGATTTGTCTAAACCAGTTATAGCTTGTACTGAATGAGTATGGTCTAATGGTGCAACTGCCTTACCATTAGCATATATAGTACCTGAGGCATTAATATTACCAGTTACGCTGGTATCATGTAGTTTTGCCATTATATTACCTCCATGAAAAGAATTGTTCAAATTATAAGAGTGTTAAAAATCCATGGGTTGGTCACCCATGGATTATAACGTCTCTTTATTACAAAAATCTTTTCTTAAGTAGTCTAAAGATAACAGAAATTATTTTAGGAACTATTCTTAAAAACTTAGGATTGACAATGATAGTTTTAGTCGTACTAAGGATCTTACCTTTAATTGTTGCACGTCTGAGCTCTCTATCTAATTTGGTCATATAAGTCCCTCCGAAATAAAAATATACTATTCTTTGAATGGAAGGGATTCACATAATCCACACTTGTGGTACTCAAGTTCATTATATACATTAAAGTTTCTTTGTATACGAGACATATCGAATGTATAGTCTGAGAATAACTCTCTATATAAGTCTAACTCTAAGTGTCTAATCTTACATTGTTGTCCTAGCTTATACTGCATATTGTTGTAGTATAGGTGACTAATAGCTGGACATTCAAAACAATGTAAACACTCACAACCATCCTGTATGCTACACATGGGAAGATTATTATACTCACTACAAAACTTCTCTAATTTATATTTATCTAAACCTGAGTAAATGTCCCCTATAGATAATGTTTGGTCATCGTAATAGGAATCATCAGAGAAGTATCCACAAGGGTATATATTACCATGTATATCTATATGCAAGAAATGTCCAAGATGTCTACAACTAACACATCTTAACTTTGTAGCATCAGATAAGTCTGTATGCACATAAGCCATAGAATCTAGATTGGCTACAATAGATTCAGGAAAGTCTTTACTATCATTATATATATGATATAGCTGTGGTCTTAGTCTCTCTATGAACTTTGGATCTTTGTATTCATCACAATCACTAAGTAAATAATATTCCCATTTAGTACAACCATTATCTATAGCGAATCTATATGCTTGATATAGTTCGTCTACAGTATCTGGTGTTAAGGCAGTTCTAACTAAGACTTTATCTCTATAGTCAGACTTACCTAACTTACGAATGATATCTTTAAAATACTCATCATCATAAGAATTATTTTTTACTTTACGTGATTTAGATGCACTATAAACCCCATCCCAGGATATCTTACAACCCCATGGATTTAGTATACCATCATTCCAGAGTTCTATCAACCCATCTATATTGGTGCCATTAGAAATCGTCGTAAATTCTACATTTACGTTCTTATAACGCTCTAGTTTCTTAAGCTTTCTATAGGCACTTCTAATCTTATCACAATGAAGACTAGATTCTCCACCAGTGACTTTAAACTCTAAAGTATCACCTAATGGCATCTTTCTTAGGAATTTAACTAATTGATCGAAATCAGTAAACCCATCATATCTAGTCTTAGTATCATATTTCTGAAAACAGTATACACAGTCTAGATTACAATATTCAGATATCTTAAATGTAACCGCATCTATACGATCATACATTACTTATCACCCTTAGGGTTTGGTACAACTTCTTCTGCTGGTTCATCATCTAAGAAAGAACTTAAGAAATCATCTAATGGTTTAAGAATTCTATCTTCGGATGGTAATTCTAATCCAGCTTGTTCATAAACGAAATATTTATATGCTTTAAGTGCTTCAGCAGAATTATAGAACCATAGATTGGTTCTTAACGCATAGTTATAGAATATCTCTGAAGTAAGTCTATCAGAAATCAATAGGTCACTAGAATCCCAATCATATATAGAGATAAATTGTTTATCTTCTTCGGAGAGATTATGTAATGTAACAGTTGGGTCGTATGCACCAAGCATTCGACAGATGAATCTTAGTATCCCATAAAAATATGGGATATTGTTTTGGTTATATACGTATAAACCACGGAATAGTAATTGTGGTTCTTTAAGATTACCATCAATTAAGTCTACCATCTTATTGAATAGCTCTTTACATTTAGCAAAGTCTCGTACTGAGAAGTTAATCTCAAATAGTTTATACCATAATGCTAATCTAGTAATACCATAGTTGCCATATTGGACTTCGAATAGTGATTCTGGTAATTGTACATCATCTAGCATCTCTTTAACTAGCATATCGTTCTCAAGTTCTTCTAGTACTAATGTAATACATTGTACAAAAGTATTGATATAGATAACGTTTAATGCATCTGCTGATAGATTGCCATATCCAAAACGTAATGTATCTAGATATTTCTTAATCTTAAAGATGCATTGTGAATCTTTAGGTAATGTCTTAGCATATGCTAATGTAGCATATTGGATATATGTATAATGAATGATAGCAGAGTATTTCTCTGCATCAGACTTAGCAATGTTTTCATATAAGTTACAATACATACCAAGATAGTTAAAGTAGTCATCTTTATACTTAGACATATCAGCTATTTTAGATAGCACGAATAGCTTAGTTTCAAAGTCAATCTTAGTATCATTATAATAGATATTGAGATAATCTGCTCTAGTTTTCCTAGGAGAGATAGCAATATCTAGTTCAGTCATATATTCTGGACAATACTTCTTAACTAGGCTCTGTAAAGTCCCAGTGAAGTATTCCCATTTTGTTTTATTCTTAATGAAGACGTTATCATATAGACAGAATTCCTTGAACGTAATTAGTTTACGGAATTCATTCTCTCTATACATCAAGATATTTTCATATTCTTGGTCTTCTTTAATAGCGTTATATATACGCTCAGGTAAAAAGTCAATCATTCGTGAGTAACCTCCTGATGGTATCGTTCTAAATGATCTTTATAGCTTCTAACGTAAGCTAATAGTTTTTCATAGTCATCATCATCTAAAGAGTCTATCCATTCTCTAATGGTAGTGTATATGATTTCAGACATTTGACATGTAGCATCTAAGTGGTTTTCTCTCCACTTATCACCAAACTGAGCATAGCGTTCGTATCTACAGCCACCATCACAAATACATTTGTATTTACATTCCTTACAGTCTGGAGATGTACATGGTGCTTGTAAGATATCCTTATCAAACTCAGTCTCTTCTTGAGATAATGCAGTACAGTAAGATTCTTCACCATATGGTGTAATAACCTTATACTTACCGACATCACACGAACCAAAATTATCATCATCTTGTAAGATAGCTATAATACGATTCATGTGTTCCATATACATTCTATCTAGTGTGAATGTCTTCTTATACTTCTCACGGAATAGTTCTAGGTATTCTGGTGCGTAGTATGGTCTATGAGCTAATACAAACTCACCATTGACATTATACTTCTTCTTCCATTCTACGAAAGTCTCATGTATCTCATCAAAGATTTGTATATTCTCATTACCAATAACACACTTTACATCAAACTTAGTTCCTTGAGATATAGCATATTGGATATTGTCATATACTGTCTTAGATATAGAATTACCACAAGTATCAACACGGTTCTTATCAGAGAATCCATCCCATGATAATTGTATCTCACTAAATGGATACTTCTTATCTAATTCAATAAACTCTTTAAAATTAACTACAGTAGATGTGACTACTTGGAATTTAATCTTACCATAATACTTTTCTAATACTTGCTCTATTAGATCTATCTTGAGTAATGGTTCACCACCAAAGAATATAATACGTGTAGGATTCTCTACACGTATTATTTCTTCAATCTGTTCAAATGTCATACTCTTAGGGTTATCTCTACCCTTAATATAACAATACTCACATCTATTAGGACAAGCCTCAGTAAGCATTAGGTATATTTCTTTATAATCGTTATTCATATATTCTATCTATTTTCACAACCAGCACAAGGATCATAATCAGGATCACGTTTTGGTGTTGGTATGCTACCATCTGGGTTTACACCAGCTGGTCTATCAAACGGAGCACCAGGATACCAACCGATATTATTTTCAAAATACCAATAATTGTCATGCGGTTCATGACCTAAATAATATGCACCATACCCCTGTTTAGCAAATACATACCAACGCCATATACGTCCCCAGGGGTCATAATAGTTTAATGACTCATTACCATTACGTCCACGGAAGTCTGGCCAACCTAATTTCTTAATAATCTCAGCGTGCTCATAACGTTCAAGCTTAGTATAGTTTAAGAAATCGTCACCTAGCTGTCTATGCTGGCAGGTCAATTGACATGTAGATTGACAGTTAACCTGACAACCTATAACACAGAAACCACCATTATCATAAAACTTACCATTATTCTTAATGAAGAAGTTAGACGTATTAATTAGGTTTTCACGTAGTCTAGCAAACCATTCCAATTTTATAGGTTGATTATAGCTTTGACCATCAGTTCTAGCTGGGAATTTAGTACGACTTTCACCATCTCTAAACGCATCTACTAGTATATATGCTGGTGCTTCTGCTTTTAATCCATTATTTAATATATTCATAGACAAGTCTACAGATATACCGCCATTAGTATCAGAATTATAGGTTCTATAATAATCCAATATAGATTCTAGATTATCTTCTCTAACACCATCTGGGTCATTAAGTATAGAATTTAGATTTGCTATACGTGTACCTGAACTATATGGTTCTTTATGTGGATTAGTAAAGTTCATCTTATTGGCATGGTCTAGGTCTATATTATTTTCTTGGTTTTGACGGAATCTATTATTACCATCCCAGTAATTATTACCTTGACGATTGGTTTGTGGATTATACACTAATTGAGACATCTCAGCATATATAGCTACACAAGTTTGATATGACTCCACTAAACCACGTACTGTAGTATCTACAAAGTGTCTATCAAAAGCTATATCTACATCAGCTGGGATTTCTGTAGTGATTTTGTTATCTTTCTTCACTGTATATGGGATATCAGGGATAGTCCATTTATAGCGATCGTTCATATTAAATTCTATATCTGCCATAATTAACTATCACCTCCTATCTATTATCACAGCTATGGCAATAACCATCTGATACATAGTAATTACCAGCATCATTCCAATGTGGGTCTAGTTTATTAACCAAGTCATTTTTACCTGTATGTATATTACGTACCATCTCCCAATGATATTGTTTAGGGTTATCATATGGCGCACCAGGATACCACTCTAGATTCATGTTATCATCCGCATGATGTGTAGGACGTATAGAGTATATATCATTTTGATCTGGTAATAGATAATAACCATCTCCATAATATCTAGTATTACGATACATCCAACGTCTACCCCATGGGTCATAGAAGAAGATATATACATTATGGTCATGGTCTGGATGGTCATATGTTTGCCAACCGAGTTTATAAATGGTTTGTAAGTCTTCATTCCACTCTAAGAATGTTTTATTCAAGAAATCATCACCTAACTGTCTATGCTGACAAGTCAATTGACATGTAGACTGACAGTTAACTTGACACCCTACAACACAATATCCATTTACATCATAAAACTTACCATTATTCTTAATGAAGAAGTTAGACGTATTGATTAGATTCTCTCTTAACCGTGCAAACCATTCTAATTTAATTGGTTGATTATAACTTTGACCATCAGTTCTAGCAGGGAACTTAGTATTACCATTAGCATCTCTAAATGCATCTACAAGTTCCATCTTAGGTGGCTCTGCATTATCATTACTTAAAACGATACGTTCAGTTATATTGGTAGACCCACCACCAATACTTGGATGATATACACCATAGAAGTCTAATATATTCTCTAATGTATTACTTTCCACTTGTGTACTAGAAGATAGTAGATTATTTAGATCTACAATACGAGATGGATGTAAATGATCACCAGAAGATGGATTGTTAAAGTTCATCTTATTAGAGTGGTCACTATCTATATTAGCTTCTTGATTTTGTTGATATTTTGGTGTACTAGATTCCCAATAGTTTCTACCCTTAGCATCTACAGTTGGGTTGTATGACAACTGTTTCATCTCAGCATATATAGCTACACAAGTCTGATATGACTCTACCAAACCACGTACTGTAGTGTCTACAAAGTGCCTATCAAAAGCTATATCTACATTATTAGGTATCTCAGTTGTTGTTTTATTATCTTTCTTCACTACATATGGAATATCAGGGATAGTCCATCTATAGCGGTTATTCATATTAAATTCTATATCTGCCATAATTAACTATCACCTCCTAGACTGAATGTAAGTAATCACGAATAATAGCACGGAAGTCTTCCATAGTTGCTGAGTCATCTCTAAGCTGGATTAGTTTAGGTTTATTATTATTAAACCATACGTCTACGTAATTCTTAAAAGACAGCATAGCATCTCTAGATGGTTTAGATGTAAGATTTACATTAGTTACACCCTCACCAGCTAAGAATAATTCATCAGTAAAGTCTAAGTTAAATAAACGTAATTGAACTATTGAAACGAAGACTTCTTTAATATTAAGAAGACGTCTAACTATAATAGCAAATGCTATAATATTGACCTTATCATAGAATCTTAAACCATCAAATAGGTTATCATGATCAGCTAATGCACTATCTATATATCTAAATAGTTTAAATGCCCATAAGATAAACCCATGATAGTTACTAGCATTAAAACTAGTTTCCATATACATTTCATATAGCCACATGACACCTAAAGATACATATTTGTATTTATTGGTTAGCTTTTCATGGTCTAAGTTAATACGTTCTAATATGATATCTATAGCAGTATTAGTCAAGTCATTATGTAATAATCTAATAAAGTAAGCTTGGACTTCAAGCCATATATTGTCTATTACATCAGCATCACTATAATATGGTTTAACTTTCTCTTTGACTGTTTTATAATGCTCTACTAGTTTATCATAAGCAGTTGTATCGAAAGTCTCATGGTTATCTTGCATAGTCTTATATAAATAATAGCCATTCAATTCAATATAGTTTACATGAATATAGCTAGGCAATGTAGCCAACTCTTCAGTACTCATAGCATTATACATAGTGACAAAATCAACTACATATTCAAAATGGATACCATCAGCATAACTATAAGTGAATAGTCTTAGTAATGCATACATCTTATCTTTTTTAGGTAGACTAGTATCATTAACTATAGTCATTAGAGTCTGTACTGATATATCAGATGTATAGTTTATATATCTAACTAAATCTGGTCTATCTGCCACTTCAGATTTGACTTTATTAAGATATTCGGCTAATTCTCCTGTAGTCATAGAATTATACTGCGCTTCTAGTTCTTCTCTAATAGTCTCACCATAAGTAAGTTTATCATAAGCTGTTTGGAATTCATTAAAATCTGGGCGAGTCTTAATATAGTCATACAATTCATCTGTCATAAATATTTTCATTACGACCACCCCCCACAATTTTGGTTGTGGCACGTATCATACTGACAGTTTTGACATGCAATTTGACAAGAAGCCTGACAAGATACTTGACAAGATGTCTTACATAAGTCATTTTCCCAATACTTATTTTCTAAATCATTGAATGCTTTATTTAAAACATGTAAGTTACTAATCATAAGATTCAATGTCGCACCAGTATATAAATCTCCAGGCGCCATAGCTCTAAATAAACCGCTAGACGTTTCACGATAATCACCGTTCATTATACCAACAGCACCATCACTAGCTTTAAAAGAACCATCAGATTCGTATTTTGCACCACGTCCTACATGTACATTAAACTTTTGTCCAGGATATACGTCTAATACTACACGTTTATATTCACCTGGACCACCAACTTTTTGGTTAATGCTATCTTTAAACATACCACGTCCTGTTGGTCCTGTTTGTGCATCAAAATTAAGATTCCAACCAGTATCTGTAGTGTAAGAGATATTATCTCGGTCGCCACCATTGGCTACGATATCACCAAATCTAGATGGCTCACCATTAGCGCCAGGTAAATGTTGCGGAATATAACCTATGGCAGTATATGGTACATAACGTGCGCCAAATCCACGACGAACACGAATACTATCATTACGAGGATTATCATATCTAGCTATAGGTCCTTCATATTTTATAGCATTCATTATTTCAACTGCATCTCTACGGCGATGATCACGAGATCTACCCCAACCTAGGGCCATACCTCGACGTTCATTATCACCTAGGCTTAAGGCCTCCTCTATATTTCTGGTTTGCTCTATTGTGTTAGCATCTACTTTAGTATACCATTTACCACCACGACCATCAGAGAATTCTGCAATCTCAATTTTGTTTTCGATAGTACCACTAATAGTAAATGCACCACCACCGATTAAGACTACGGATATTTTACGTATACCTGCAGGTACAGTATATTCATAATCACCAGGTACAGTATATACTTTATCTAAACCATATGGTTCATCATCACCATCTGTTTTATATGCTAAGTATACAAACCCTTGAGTAGATTTTCTATTAGCATCACCATACCATCTTGGTGCACCAGGGCCACCAACTACAATAGATTGAGCAGAACCACCTTTAACGTTTAAAACTGTAGTCATAAAATCACCAGGCAATCCTGAGTTCTGTCTACCCCAGTGCATACCAGAACGATTAGTATACCAATCAGTAGAAGATTCTGGTCTACCATAGTAACCAAATCTGCTTTCAAATAAAGATACTTGATAACCAGTTACACCAGCTAGCAAGTTATCAATAAAGATATTATTACCACCGTTAACAATGGCTTCATTAAAACTTGTGGATTCACCACTAGCACCCATGGATCCACCACCACCACATAAACCTAGTAATACTGTTTTAGTCCCCCTAGGAGCATTCCAAGTAAATCTACCAGGTGTAGTATATTTTACTACAGTATAGCCTTCCATTGACTCACTAATACCAACTGTACTGTTTATCAATTCAGATGCCATACCTAATAGCATATTCATACTAGATGCTTTAAGTGATTCATCTATAACGATACTATCACTAAATCGTTGTACTTCATCACCAGCATCAACTACACGTCGTATACGATTCTCCGGAGAACCAAAACCAGATCGTACACGTTCTAATGCTTTAGCTTCTTTAAGATTGACAGCTATTGCACTAGCTATAGCAACTAATGGTGCTTTAGCTACTATATTATCTTTGGTTCTGTCTATTTTATCGGGAATACTGTATTCAACAGTATTCCCTCTTTTTACTTGTGTTGGCATGTAAAATTAATCCTCCACAAACTCAACTTTTTTACCAACCAATGCTGCAATAATAGCATTAACAGTCATCAGTTCATGTTTAAAATATGTATCAAAACTAGGTAATACATTACCCTTATTATTTAGATTCTCATACTTCTCTACGAAATGATTTAATCTTACACCAAATTCTCTATCAGTAATACTAATAGTCTTAACTTTATCATCATAGTACTTCTTGACTTTGAGATTTTCAATTAAGACATTTAGTTGTCTAGAGCGGATATTAGTTGCTTCAAGTAACTTATCTTGATAAGCTTTAATAATCTCTACAAAGGCTTTCTGTAAAGTACAGTAACCAATAGTTGGCTCATTAAACTTACCATTCTTAGTATAGTTCTCATAAGGACAACCAGACTTACAGATAGAGATAGCTTCACATCCCTTACATCGTTCTAATTCATATGTAGCAACCATAGGTTTAGGGTCAACCTTAGTTTCATCTACACCAGTATAGAAGTTGCCTATCTTACCAGCAATTAAATCTACATTATCTGTAGTCGGATAATCTGGGCAAGGCCAAATATCACCTTTCCAGTCTACAATTACCCATCTAGGATTACCAATATTACACATAGAAGTATCTTCTTTGATGGGTTCTAATGCTAAATTTAATGCTTGGTCTACTTTATATAGAGAGATATTACGTTTATTGGTTTCATCGTTCAAGATATTTATATACATATCAAGAATCTTCTCATAGTTATCTTTATAATCTTGAATAGATTGAGTATCCCATTCTAAGTCAGATGCTGGTACATTAGCGATATTATTAATACCTAAGTCAACTAGCATCTTAACCGATTCATACATATACTTAGCTGTATCCGGAGCAACTGTCATACGTGCTTCAATAAGATATCCTAAGTCTCTATCAATAAGCTTTTTCATATTCTCGATAACTTTATCGAAGCTATTACATCTATGCTTATCATGAACTTCTTTGATGCCATCTACAGATACTAATACAGGGATAGATAGCTCATCTATATAGTCAATCATTTCATCGGTAAGTAAAGTCAGGTTAGTTGTTGCAGTAATACGAATCTTAAGGTTATTCTCTAAGACATAATCACATACGGCTTTAAACGTATCCCAATTCATTAATGGCTCTCCACCAAACATATTTAAAGTGAATATACCAGCCATTGGGTCTACTTGGTTATATGTGGCTTTAAGAATATCTAATGCCATTTCTTTTGGCATATAGTCTTTACCCTTATTAGATTCGAAGCAGTAGCTACATGCTAAGTTACAATCATTAGTCAGTAGCATTGTTACAGCTTGCGGTTTGCTGTACACTGTTGTAAAGTTTTCCATTGTTTCCTCCGAGAATCATTCTAAATCTTTCATATAGTTTTCTCAACTTTTCAGGAGGCTCTTTGCGTTCACAAATATAATCTCTACCATATGCTGTCATAAAAGACTTAACGGTTGGCCTATTTCCGTCAGTAATAGTATAGGTTCTTTTAAGCTTATTGTAAAGACTATTCATAATACTAGTAGACTCTACAATATTCTTTTTAATCTTCTTATTGTAGATTCCAGCTGTATTGTATTTCCAGTCTTCCATAAACTCTCTTGCGACTTCAGCAATAGCTCTATTTAGTTGACATATATTTTGATGCGGATATTTAGAATCGAATGTAGCTATATCACTACAGGATTGACATACATTCTTAGCTACACATCCACGACATTTAGGATGGCTATGGATATCAATGGTATCAGGAAATACTAATTGGTTACTATATACATTACCAATGTATCTAATACCATTAACCAACGCCAATCTATTAGCATATAACTTACCATATGGTGATACATATAGTTGTCCAGATGTAAAGAAGTTACTATCAGCAGATGTATCTTTATAATCAGGAACTATGTAATCTAAATATGATATAAGATATAATGCATCAAATCTATTCTTAGTAAACTTGAAGTATTGCTCATAAGCATACTTAGTAGCTTTCTTTAGAGCTGTCTTAAACTTACCAGTTATATCTATAGACTCTGCTGGTTCAAATAAGATACTCTTTACCCCAAGCTTACTAATGAAATCAAAGTTATCTTCAAAGTATTTAATAGTATCTTCCATCAATGTCATATGGATAGTTACATGTGTCTTAAGTATATTAAGTTCACGTAAACAAGTTAGTCCACGTATGGCTTCTTTATACCCAGTACGATGTTTACTATTATGGTCCACTTCACCATCAAGATAACCTACTACATCTATAGCATTAGCTTTAATAACTTTAGCTTTAGCTAATGTCATCAAAGTCAGATTCGTATATAGTTTGTATCTACATATTACATTATTAGCTTTTAGCTTATCTATAATATAGACAATCTTATCCCAACACATCAAAGGTTCTCCACCTTTGAATGTGATAGTATATACACGTCTATAATCCTTAAAGATCTTAGTAATCTTTTCTATCATAGCATCTATCACCCTGGTAGACATATATTGTCTACCCTTAGGTGGTAGATAGTCACAATCAATATTATTATCATTAGTAAGATAGAATACTACTTCTCTTACATCATTTCCTATTTCTTTAAACTCTAAAAACATTTCTTTCCTAAAATTCCCCTTAAAGTTACTGACCCTATATTATTAATGAACTTATACTATACTTATCTTCCCCAAGAAGATGATTCTCTTTTAGCCTAGACATTGTAACACTTCCGAATTTATTACGTAGTATCCAATTATGAATACGTAACGCAACTCTATATCTAGCCTTAATTAATTTACATTTATCATCAGCTACTAAATGATAGTCTCTTGTTGATGATAACATATTTTCCATAGCACATGGTAAGCACATACTCTTGGCTTCACAATTGATACAGTCATTCTTAGCATTTGCAGTAGTACAAGGGTATTTGTCTCCAATATTCCGATTATAAGCTATACCGTATTTGACATTACCAACTACTGTATCTGAATATACTTTAGAAGAATATTCTTTAAAATCTGAATTTGGGACAATAGAGCATCCGAATAATACCCCATCAGTATCTACTACAATACCTCTATTGGTTTTAAAATGACATGGTTGTCTAGGTTTAAAATCTTGATTTATGTGTTCCATCATTATGAAGTTTCTCATATACTTAGGAATAACTGCTAATCCATATTCTACATACTTAAGAATAAGTATAGCAGTTCTATACATAGATTCCTCATAAGTAGCTAACTCTTCATCAGTTATACCACCAGCTAAGACAGCTGCAAATGTAACTTCAGGGATACCTAAGTTTAGTACGCTTCTTACATGCTCTTCTATACTACCAAAATAATTGTTTGGGAATGTAAGTCTAGCAGTAATGTCTCTACAAAGACCATGGTCATATAACTTATGTAATCCCTCTATAGTTTTATCATAAGAATTATTACGTTCGTAATTGTGTTTCTCTGGTGTACCATCTATAGATATATTGATATGGATATTATACTTTCTAAAGTATTCTGCTATCTCATCTGTAATAAGTGTACCATTAGTGGATACCATAAAATATAGTTTCTTTTTAGTTAGACCTAAATCGTCCATTAGGTCTAAACCATATTTCATTATCGGCCAATTTACTAATGGTTCACCACCAAAGAAGTCTATTAAAACTGGGACATCAGGATTAGTATCACATAAGAAGTCTATAAAAGATTCCATAACTTCTTTAGACATATTCTTATTCTTCTTATCATCCTGATAGCAGTACCTGCAACTAAGATTACACCCTGTTGACATCATTAGTTGCACGTTAGTTAGATTGTAGAAAGTCTCCTCTAAAGGACTTATGCAACTGCGCAACGAGTCATTCTCCATTGATTATTTACGTAGAAGTAAACTGTCAAGTTTGTGGTATTGAACCAGATTTCTTTATTATTTTCAGGGTTAGCTGGAGCAGTACCATCAATAGTTACACGAATACCACCAACACGTTTAGCATTTTCCGCTAAGTCAGCATTAGTTGCACGGTCAGCTACAGTAGCTCTATCTGCTAAAGTTGCACGATCAGCATTCAAAGCTTTATTTGCAGTATCAGAGAAAGAGATACCAGATGGTTTATCAATAAGATCATTATAAGAACCAGTAAAAGCAATACGTGCTAATGTACGTTTAAAGTTTTCAAATTCAGTCTTATCTAATTTAGATTTGACTACATCCATCAAAGTTACACCTTGACCACCGAAGTCGCCTAAAAGACCATTTACATAGTTCTTAGCCCATGTATTAGCATCTTGTAATGTAGCATTCCATTTAGCACGTTCATCATTTGTGATATGACGTGCATTATCATTAATATGATTATTAAGAATAGTAATATTGGCCTTACCATCAAGCATCGCCTGTAAACTAGGGGCCAGCTCTTGATAGGAGACTTTATTTTCTTTATTAAAATTAGAGTCCATTTATTTCTCCTCCGTAAAAACCCCATTTTGGGGTAGAATAGTTAGAATTACATAGATGTTTTTGGTGACATAAAGTATTGACTTTACATAATAGTAAACCGTAAGGAGGTAATAACGATATGAAACGTACATCTAATAGAATTACTAATGCTAAAGATATAGATTATATCCTATCTATAGATCAAGATATGGGTGCTAAGACTTCTACAGTAATTGGCATGTTTGGTGAATTTAATGGTAAACGTAGATTCAATACATATGATTTAGTTACTATTCCAGCTGGTTCATATGGCCCAGAAGGAAAAAAGAATAAAAATGCTTTTGTTACAACTGTAGGGCTATGGGTATTCAATAGAGTATTCATTGAGAAAGACTTGTTTGATATGTTTGGGTATATCAATAAACCAATTACCAAAAAGATGGTTGGTAATATTATGCAAGAGATCTCATATGCTATTCTAGAGAATAGAAAGACTCTTAAAGTTATGCAAGACTTTGTTATGAAAGGTCAAAAGTTCATGCCTTATGTAAATATATTGTCTACTAGTTATAGTATGAAGCTATTGACTATCACTACAAAGATCAATAAGGCTAAAGAAGAACTTATTAAGAAATACCGTAAAGAATTAGATGCTAAAGATCCTAAAATAGTATTGAAGATTCAAGAAGAATTATTAGATTTAGCTGAAGAGATTCTTAAAGATGACCCAGCTATGGATACTTATAATAGCGGCGCTAAATCTAATATGAGTAACCACTTCAAAAACATGTTTGTTGTTCGTGGTATTACTAAAAACCCAGATCCAACTAAGGGTTATAATATCATCATGTCTAACTATATGACAGGTATATCTAAAGAAGACTATGCTGACTTTGCTAACTCTCTAGCCGAAGGTCCTTACTCTCGTGCTAGCCGTACAGAAGTTGGTGGTTATTGGGAAAAACTATTATTACCAGCATGTCAACACATTCAGACATTAGACAAGGGTAGTGACTGTGGTACTAAACGTACTATTACAATCACTCTAAATAAAGATAATATAAAAGAATACATCTATTGTTTCATGAAAGAAGGAAATAAACTAGTAGAGTTGACTTCTGAGAATATGAATCAGTATATTGGTAAAACAGTACAGTTTAGGTTTGCTTCTTTATGTGAAGCTGAGAATGGTGTTTGTAATGCATGTGCTGGTAATATCTTCTATCGTCTAGGAGTAAAGAATATTGGTGCAGCTGCTCCACAAATAGCATCTAAACTTAAGAACGTTGCCATGAAAGCATTCCATGATAGTCAAGTTAGAATGGTGGAAATGGATCCTATGGAAGCGTTTGGTTTAAAATAATACACATATAACACAAAAAATAATACATGGGTAGGTGGTTGGAGACCCACCCATGTATATTAATTGGTATTAGACTTTGTCTAAGTCGACAGTGAGACTAATACCGTGTTGGAGCAGATAAGCCTCAGCTTTTTTAGCTTCAGCTAAGCTAACTCCGTTATTGCCATAGACGTAATCATAGATTATTTCTTGGTAATAGCGGATCATCCAGCCAACATTGGCTGAACGTTCCGCTAATGTATTATGATAGTTCATAACACATCCGGCCATAGGAGTCACCTCCTTTCGGCATGTAGGATATACTCCTACAAGTGTATGGTTATATTTAGATACAGCTACTAAGACTAGCTGTATCTACCATACACAATTATAGTATGCAACTGTAAATATTAACTTTTACTATAAAAAATAATACCCAGTATAGTCAATGACTATACTGGGATTTCTTATTACTAATTATTTAAAACTATAGTATCACATAAGAATTCTAAAGCTTCGGATATACCATAATTGAATATGGGTGCTGGTGGTAGAATATGAATAGTGTCTAAATCTGTATATAAAACTTTATATGCAGTATTATGTATACCATCATACTTCTTAGCTGAATTGAATATGTTGTTTATATATAAATTGGCAGCTTCGTCTAATCGTTCTGTTACACTATAACATACAGTATGAATCAGTCTATTTTTTCTGTATTTACTATATAAATGAGTATATGTCAAGCTTTTATTATCAGCATTATATGATAATGCTACACTAAACTTGCAATCTATAACATTAAATCTACCATTATCAGCCCAATCAGTTTCATATAGTACACGAAATGCAGTAATAGTATCCATCTTAGGACAGAAGTTCTTAGAGTTTCGGCGTACAGTTATTGATGCATCATATTCTTTACCCTTTTCAGTTTTATCTAAAAGAATAGCTCTAGTAATTAGTACTTCTGGGTTGAAGTCATCAACACGTTCAGTAATAAAAACTTGCTTATTCTTATAATTACCAACTTCAGAGTTGGTTAGGTTTCTAATCTTTTCAGTAAACTTTTCAAAACTATATCCTTTTATTAATGTATCTGTATCTAACATGGTAAACCTCCTAAAAATATACCAGGTATAGGAATTTCCTATACCTGGATTTTACTTATTTCCTATATATAGATTCGTAAAAATCATGTTTATATCTACAGTCAAAGTGAATACTAGCATATACCAGTAGGGATACTAAGGCTGTAGACGATAAACCTATTATAAAAATATCCATCGTTCTATTTACTCCTATTTGTATATGATTAAGATACAAATATGTTAGTAAATTTTAATAGAACTCGTAGTCAAAACCTTTGAAATAGTCAATTAGACTATCTTTGATTTTGAGGATATCTTCTGGTGTTACGAATCCAGATAAATCTATACTATAGATTTTTATATCATCATAAAATAGATATGCTGTTGGTGCATAGTGGTTATTGGTTTCATATATTTCATCAAACTCAATAGTATCAGGCAATGCACATAATGTATTAGTTTTGACTTCTGCATCACCATATCTTTCATATGTATCTGAGTGTAAAATCAATAGCATATCTTTTAATGATTCTACTGTATCTTTATTAAGATCTGTATCAAATACATTAATTTCTATATTAGAACCTAAGCAATATTCTTTATCAGTAATATGCATAGCTCCTGTGGAATATGTGATACCTACATGACCATTACCATCTAAATATACTGAAGTGGATTGTGTTCTAGCTAATCCTTTCTCGAATACTATATCTGCTACGGTCTTATATATACCGTCATACGTTTCTCTATCTGTCATATCATTTCACCTCGAAGAAATCTAAAATTATCCATAGTCATATTAGACTCTATGATTGTATCCATTATATCAGCCATTTGATATTCGTCATAGTAGTTATCAAATGTGATAGTGTCATTCCTAGTATTGATTTCTACATTGATAAATTTATCATCATACATCGTAGTCAGCTTTACTATCTCACTATTATATCCTTTAACTACAGTATCGAATATCTCCAGCATACAACAGATAAGCTCTTCTTCCATACAGATATCGGGATACATTGCTTCTTCTATACCAATGACATTCCCGAAATCATCATATCGAGTGAGGGTGACTAACTCACCCTCTAACTCAAAATGTAACACAGATTTCATATTAGCCTCGATATATATCATCCAAAGTATTAATAACTTCTTCAATACCGATATACTTATCGTGTAATACAACTAAGCCAATATCTTTAGCATAGTTAATAGCCACAACTTTACCATTCAACTTACGTTGAGATAGTTCACGGCATAATGCTTTAAACATATCAGCTACTGGTTTAGCTGTCTCAATAACGTATTGGGATACAATAGTTACAAATTTATTGTCTGTATCTACAAGACTAATGGTACGTGTGATATTTAAAGCTGGTAGCATAGATTCGTCTTCATAGTATTTATAACTAAGATCAGTATCTACAGTGATACCAAGTAATTTATCATCGTGACCTACTTTAGATAAAGCATCAAGAATAACTTTTCTAGTATCACTTAATGAAGTCACTTCTATATCTTTAGAGAAGAAGCATACTCTGGCATTACCTTTGGTAATGTAATACTTATTAGGTATATTATTGTCATTGATTCGGAAATCAACTTCATTAGTTGCGTCTAATAAGTCAATCATCTTATCACGAAGAAACTTATCGTTATACTTTGAAAGATTGTCGAAAGTCAATACTTCACGTGGTTCTTCGTTAATGAGTTCTTCTAATGGTGGTGTTTGTACAGCAACTTCTTCTACAGTTTCTTCTTCTGTAGATTCTGCTACTGTAGTTGGTTCTTCTTTAGGTGTTTCGATATCTGCAATCTCTTCAATTGATTGCACCTTGATATTCTTACTTTTTCTAGCCATTACTGTCTCTCCTTAAATAAGTGAATTCACGATATCATTAATGATATCGAAAGTATCTTCTACATCATATACAGTAAATCTGTATGTGATATTACCGTCATCGTTATATGGCATTACAGTAAAAGCTGTGTCACCACCATAGTTTTCTAATTTACTGAAGATTTCGGTATTAGTTAGGTCACTAAATACTTGTAACTTATAGTGCAAGTCTGTATTGATTTGGGTACCATAGTCACCAATAGTATCAGTAATACAAGTAAAATGACTAAGACCAAACTTAATGACTTTATTAGTTCTATCATATACGATATCTAAAGTCCCTGTAGTAAGATTATCCAAGGCATCATATAGTGTGAATGGTTTATCTTTATCAGTAGCAATCACATGTTTAGATACGTCTACTACATCTAAGATATTTACACCTAGGCCTCTAACGTAATCTTCAGCTAAGTCATCTCTATTTATAAACTCATATTCTGCCTTATCATAGTAATCCATTAAATCTTCTCTACAAGATTCTCTTACTCTGACTTCAACAGACATATTCTCTTTATTAATATAAAGATAGTTTGTGGATTTGATGTCTGGTGTGAATTCTATATTCACACTATTGACAATCATAGTTTTAACTTCACTCAATTTCTCTTTGAAATCAAACATGGTAACCCTCCTGATTAAATAAGACGTCTAGCAATATTGTTTGTATTGCTATATACGTATGATAGTATTTGGTTAGCTTCGGCTTCAGATCGCATTTTATCAATTACGAATTTACCATAGCTTCTAGTACAATCTATAGCACTATAGTTTATACATGTACCATGAAACTCATATGGTAAAGCTAATAATTCATCTATAATATCTTTAGCCGAAGTATGTGTATATACATTAGTAGAATCTTCTATATACATAGAATAGGTGTCTAAGTCTTTAGCCATTTTGACTTTTGATTTCAATGTAGCAGAATATAGTTTACTATTTACTTCATATTCAATAGACCAGTGTAACTTACGGCTACATAGAGTATTTATAATAGATCCGACTTTTTTATTTTTAATCTGGATCATATTAATAAACTCGTTATATGAATCACTAAATAACAAGGTATCTTTGTATTCATCATCTACTATAAAAGATGATGTGTTATGTCCATCAGCAATCACATATTTTTTATCATCATAGATACGAATTTTAGATGATGTAATATCATCTACAGCAACACCATTCATTTCTAATAATTCGAATGGTCTTATCATCATACTAGACAAAATAATATTTGGACCAGTTGAACTGTATTCAGAAGTCGTACTGTTATTAATATATATTGATGAGTTAACTACTAGTGCATCATCATCTACATATACAGATTCTTTTCTAGTTACCAATTTTTGTGGTATTATAGATGCAGCTATACGTCTAACAAACGCTTTATTATCTTTTATACTGACTGTCATATTACCATTCCTCGGATTCTAATAATGCATTGACTGCTTCATCTACAAATGCAAAACCAGCATTCTCTAATGTGATTTTATCAGAGAAGTCATCATGTTTCCAATTAAAGAAGACTGGCCCACGTGGCTTAATTTTACTAATGATAATTTTAGGGTTAAAGTACCCATTAACTGGAACGAATGTATCAAAAGTAACTGTATATCTAAACATAGGTTTACCTTTGGAGTTCGTTGCCAATACTTTAGCAGATGCACGACAAGATACTTTTAACAGTGTCTTGTGGTCTGTGTCTTGACTGATACAAAATTCACCAGTATTAGCTGCAGCTAAGATGTCTTCCAATGTAGTACTCTTATAGACTTCTGTAGTTACATCTACTTTCTCTTTTTCTTTAACTTTGATTAATGGGGTAATGAAACCATCTTCAGTTTCATACTCATTAGTCCATACAGTAACAAGTGTGTTACCTTTCTTAGCTGAGTAAACAGCTGTTCTCTTAGAACTGCAATTCAAATCATAAGACGCAAAGTCAAATGTTCTGAATTGACCAATTAGTTCTCTTAAATTAAATTTTTGCTTTTCCATAGTAATTGTTCCTCCTTAACTATAAAACAAATTTACTATAATTACTACACAGTTATAATATATATCCAAAATTATATTTCTTTTGTATTGAGACAGTAGATAGCCCATATAGGCAATGCCTATATGGGTATCCAAAAAAGTTTTAGTAATATTGTAGTAAAAAGAGATATTCTCAGGATCCGTGTTCATCCCAAGTCTATATTATTTTGTTAATTAGTTATAATAAATCAGCATATAATCGAATGGGATTTTAGCATCCCCTGCACCAGAGCAGTATACGATACATGCTGTATTGGTTTTCTTAACCCATACTTCACCAATCAAACCATTAGGGTTTGCTGTTGGAGTAATAGCTACAGAGAAAGAAGTATTCTCAAAGCTATGTGGGATAATAGTACCAGTTCTACCATTGAACTCTGCTGTACCTAATAGAATTGCTTTAGAGTCTTTCTTATCAGCAAGAGATTGTCTTTCTTGGTCAGTAAAGAATCTATTATTAGGGTCTTGAGCAATGATAGTTGGTGGTAATTGTGCTGGGAGCTTATATTTATTAGCACCCTCTTCGATGGAATCTAATTTAGCTTTGTCTTCTTTAGACATACCACCATTAGAAGTGGATGTAGCTAAAGAACCATCTAATTTATTATTCCATGCTAAGATTTGTTCATCAGTTACAAATCTATGACTAGCATCTTCTAAGATAATAGAAGGGTCATGTGTTTGTGGATGAACGTAATAGTTGGCATTCATATCTACAGAATTAAGTTTGATCTTATCTTCTTTAGACATAATACCATTTACGTTTGGTGTAACTAAGTTATTGCTTGCTTTATTAGACCAATTAGTCTTTTCTTCCAATGTAACGAATAAATGATCATTATCGGTTTCAATGATAGTTGGATCTAATTTACTAGGCATACTAAAGTTAGTTGCACCTGTTTCAATATTGTCTAATTTATATTTATCTTCTTTAGACATAAGACCTGCATATTGATAAGTGGCATTGCGGTCTTCAGCTTTAGCTGACCAGAATGCTTTCTCCTTATCAGATACATGTCTTGTAGATGGATTATTAGGATGCACATAGTTATTAGCACCCATTTCTACTGTATCCAATTTGGCTTTATCTTCTTTAGACATAAGACCATCTACTGCAGCTGTAGCCATAGGTACAGCATTACTAGAGATAGGAATCCAGTTATCACCATCATATCGGAATGTAATATTAGTATCATTTACAGATACAGTCCAACCACGCTGAGGAGAAGGATACATAATATCAATCTCACTAAAAGTATCTACAGCTTCTTTCCAAGTATTATTAGATTCTAACTGTACAAACTTATTATCAATCTCAGCTTTAGTATATTTATCATCCCAAGACAATCTATCACTATTAGAAACGTGAATAGATTTGGTAGCCATATGTCTATTAAAAGATGCAGCGGCCATATTAACTTTAGCTTGTGCACCTTCAGGGGTTTCTTTGGCATCCCAATTAGCCCTATCTGTTGGGCTAATATGTGAGGATGCGTCTACTAAGTGGTTATTAAGATCTGTATGATCTTGTGTAATAAACTTCTTTTCTTCTCTAGTTACATGGATACCATCATTAGCTAAGTGACTAACGATATTGGCATTGTTTAGCGTTGCTGCTTTAATCTGCTGGGCATTTAAACCAGTATCTTCTACTAATCTACCTGTAGTATCAGAATACTGTAACAGATTACCAGAGGTAACTAAATCAGTTTTGTTTTTCAGTCTATTAAGTAATTGGGGTTTAGACATGAAAGAACTTCCTCCTTATTCTTTTTCCTTTTTAGCTTGAAAGAAAAGATAGCTAATTAATACAGATACTGATAAGTAGTCTGCTAGCTCTTCAAGTTCAGTGAAGTAGTCTTTAAGTTCTTCACTTTTTAACCTATGGTCAAATTCAAAATCTGCACTTAGAAAACCAACTGGTTTTTCATCCAGTTGGTTAGAGGAGTCATATATAGTAACCACTATCGTAGTTCTATTATCATTCTCTCTATAGAAGAAGTTTGCCATGACTCTATCAATAACGTTTTCATCATCAGGATACAATACTGTAATCTGATGATTATTGATACGTTTAAATAAGTCACTAGCTAAGTTAATAGGTACACCTTTGTGAGTCATAAGTAGGCTGGTTGCCCCTTTATGTCTATCTATATATTCACAAATACAAGTAGTCTTTAAGAAAGGTATATTATTAACCGAATGCTCACCATTATGAAACATATACACACAAATACGCTCAGCTCCAAGTATATCAGCAGTCTCTTTGAGTTTGTGTTTGATTAGTGTATTTGTCTTGGTATATGTCTCATTTAGTTTATTTAATGTATATGGGTGCTGATTCATATCATCAATCATAGTATTGATCATTCTAGCTTCTTCAGATTGTGCTGATTTATCAGAAGGCTTAGCTGATTCTTCTCTTCTTGATAATTGTAGAATTGCTCGGGTATTGGTATGGTTGGAGTAGATTACATATGCCACTAGCAAGATTAGAATAAATTCTATAGCACCTATATCTTTAACCATAGAAAGTACACCAGTAGCACCTTCAAAGTCCACTTCATCACCACCTTTAATAAAAATAAAGACTTATTTTTATGTTTCACCTAATTGACCTATTTCTTTGCCTTATAGATTGCATACCCTATACCAGCGGTACCTAAAGCTACACCAGCTATCTTGTAATTTCGGTTTTCATGTTTAAGTTTCTTAACGTCATCACGTAGCTCTTGTTCGACTTTATCTCTCATTAAATCATGAGCAGCAATTTGTCTATTAGCTATATCAGTTACGTCAATAACAACTTCGTCTTTTTGTTTAATTTCTACTGTACCATCTTCCTTGGCTACACTAGATGCCGCAGAAGATTGTAAGGGTGTACTGAAAGTTTCTCCATTATATCTAATACTGGCAGTTTTTTCTTTATTGACAACTACATCAGGATCTTCTGGTGAAGTCTTCTCGATGTATCTTATAGTGTCTGTATTATTATTAGTAATGGTTTCTTTTACTGGCTTATTATTACGTAAGTCATCAATAGCTGCCATTACTATTTTATTTTCTTTAGCTAACTCTTTATTGTATTCTGTAGTCTTAGTTACGTTATCAAGAATCTCTCTATAACGATTAGCTTCTACATTAGCTTCATGCTTAAAATACAATATAGTTAGTAAGGAAATTAAGATAATCACGATAAAAGCAATAATAATCTTCAAGTGAGCTTTCACTTGATTGATTAAATAGTTCATAAACACTAACCCTCCGGTTGATTAAAAATTATACTTTTACTAGCGTTACTCCATAACTAGCAAGTCTAGTTTTTAAACTGTCAAACTTTTCCATTCTATCATATGGATCGGCCTTTGACACCTGAATAGTAAATGTACTATCAGGAACCTTGTTTTCTGCAATAGTAATTAAACTATTTTCGTTTAAATCTACACTATATGGATAGTAGATTGATTTGCCCAAACCTCGAATAATCAACTGTCTATATGGATTTAAACGTTCATAACGTAATTTATCATAGACTCCATTAATCTCTGCTGAGTTACTAAAAGCTATACCTCTATTACTTATAGTCACATCAACAATAGGTCTATGATTATTACACTTGATATGGTCTAATACATCGCTAAATCTAACTTGGTTACTATTATCTATATTATAGTAATCGTAGCTTAGCTGTTTAATGTAATTTAGCTTTAGTCCTGTAGATGATGCTTTGATGATATAGTTTACAGTCATCATAGCTGGTGCCATATCATCACCAGCTGATACTACAGCACCACTATCATACATGGTTAAATATGTTTCCCCGTAATTTGATGATGGATCTGGTATTAGGAATTTATCATTACCATCATCAGTCTTTACGTGAATCTCACCAGTATCTTGCCTGGAATTAAACTCATTAGGACCAGGATTCCACTGTATAGCACCAGATGCTACTTGGAATGTACCACGGATATATTTAGTAATCCATTCAGCAACGTTACCAGATAGCGTTCTATTATTATTTACTGATACAGTAATGGCTCTATTAAAAGTCGGCATATATAACTTATCATCTTTTATTACAAACTTAGCATTATAGTACTTATTTTCCATCATATTATTCCAGTTTTCTAATAGACCATTGTTATTGGCATATTCAATAAGCTCTGGTACTAATGATTTTTGTACAGCCATACCATTCATAGGTAAATATCCATCAGGTATATTAGAACCTAACCAGAATAGTATAGTCCCAATAGGTACACCATCATCTTGAATGTATCTAGTTGGTATTTTTCCATTTACTAGTTTTATAGTATTGGCTGAATTGACTAGCGAATAGCTTGTTAATGATGATGCAGTACGTTTATATATTACGATATCGTTATTTAGTCCATAATGTATAGACTTAGATGTACCATCTTGAGCGAATAATGAATCATCATCTGTAGATATAGCTATGGATTTATTGAATGCTTTATCCAATCTATAATCATTAAAGTTTTTAAATGTAACAGGTGTTCCATCATATACATCGCTATTAGGATTTATTGTTACATTATCCCCAAATACTTGATTAGATGCACGTACAAATTCACCAAAGATTGTATCTTTAAGCTTAGTTGCATTCTCTACAGTACAATCTAAGAATGTTGGATTACTACCATATATTACATGCCCAGAATCATCTGATATAGTAGATATATACGTACCAGCATTAGATTGTATATATTTAGGGTGAGTATAGTTATTAGCACCATACTCAATAGAGTTTAGTTTCTCTTTATCTTCTTTAGATAGTAACCCATTCAAATCTATATTGGCTTTATACAATACAGTATTAGCTGCTTTATTCCATACATCACGTTCGTTTTCAGATGTATGCATATTTTGGTTATACATATGAGCATAGCCATCATTAATTAGCTTAGCTAGTGGAGAAGCTAATTCGGTTTTATTAATTTTATCTAGTTCATTATTAAAGTCACCCATAGCTACCTCCTATTTAGCTTTAATACAATACAAAACAGTTACAGATCTAGCAGAGAAACCTTGGCTAGATTCGTTTATTATAGGCTTATAGTAATTGTCTAATGATTCACGATTCTTATTAGCATATTCATAGCCCATATAACCCCATTCATTATAATATGGTGACCCATAACTAAACGTAGTCATCGGTCTTTGTTCACATTTAACGATAGGATATTTATTATAGAGTGCGATATCTTCCGGAAATGAATATCCATTAAATGGGGTCACTGGGAATGTACCATATATATTAGCACGTTTAGCATTAGGTTGTAATGTACCTTGCTTATTAGTTTCACTCGTAGGTCTTAAATGTAGATTGTATAAATTAGGTAATCTAAATTTATCAGAATCTGATGCTACAAGTGAGAAGTATGTAGTAGCATGCTCATATGGTAAAGAATTATACTCGTTATCAGATATTATCTTATAGTATCGTGATACTCTATCCCATAATTTAGGGTAGTCTGCCTTAGATATAATGGATCCATCTAATAATAAACACCCTTGAGGGATAGTATTACCGTATACAGTAACTACAGACCCTATAGGATATCCTACTAATGGTAATAAAGAACTATCTATAACCCCATTATCATTATAAGTTACAGGTTTATCTGGTATAGAGAATGGTTTCCATATATTACTTTGATAATAGTATGCTTTATTATCTTTAGTATTATACCAAAGCTTTCTTGTATCAAGATTTGTATTACTATTAGTGACTTGTATAGCACCATCTAATACATAAGACTTCATTGTCTTATAATTAATAGCTGTATTATCTTTAACCGTAGAGATATCTACATCTGGCACAGTTATATTATTGAATACTTGGTTATTATTCTTAGCAAAATATTCAATAGACTTACCATTCAATGTATCTACAGAGTCTACAGTCACTGGTAATACCTCTGGTTCAGATGAACCGTAGATATGACCATACTCATCAACTTTCTTAAATTTATAAGATGTTACTGGTCTATATTTAGGGTGAGTATAGTTATTAGCACCTTCATGTATATCATCTAACTTCTTTTTGTCTTCTTTAGACATAAGACCATTAGATTCTGTAGATGCTAACTTAGTTAAAGATTCATATGTGACTTTATTCCAAGTATCACGTTCTTCTTTAGATATATGCATAAAAGAATCAGTCATATGGAATCTTATATCGTTGATGGTATTATGTAATACAGTATTAAACTCTTTCTCTGTTAGCTTATCTAATACTTCATTATATAGCCTAGATTTATTGTGCTCATCTAACCATTCTTCTTTACGACGTTTAGCTTCTTCTTCAGAATAGGATAGCCACCACTTTATTACATCTTGCTCTTTAGACATAGCTTCTCCTTTCTTTAGTATTTAGCTTTAATCATGTATATAGTATTAAAATGAGCTGGTTCATTTATAGTACAGTCATTATCATTTCCTTCATTGGAATTGAACTTTGTAAGTAATATATTATTATTAATATTTCTAGCTCTTACAAAACCACCACCACTAGTTGCCTGACCTAAACGGTCCACCATTCTAAATGCACCAGTATAACAAGATAGTCTTTCATTTACAGCATTTCTATTATTATAGTCAAACTCTTTTAGGAAGTCATTCTTAGCCATAGTATTAAACGTACTAGTCTGTCTAGGTGTACATGATGGAGTGTATCTACCAGTATCACTAATATTGCTAGTAGCACATAAGAAATCGTTTAACTTAGGTAATACAAAAGTATTACCATTATCAAAGAAGAATCCAATAGATGGTAATCGTTCAAACTTACTATATTCAGAATATGGTACAAGTATATTAGATGACTTAGCAAAGTTATATAAATCTAAGTATTCATTCTTCACCACTTCAATACCAGTTAATGGTAAGAATCCATCTTCTTTCATAAGATCTATACTAGCACTTAGTGTTGGTATAATAGCCCCTATAGGAAGACCTTGTGTTGGCATAAGATTCAATGGAACCTTACCATCAGGGCCTAATCTAGCAATATTGTTAGGCAGAGTTATATTAACCCAGCTATTAGAGTCGGCATCATAATAAGATGCTACATTTGTAGTCGGACTAATTCTAATCTTATTCAAATTAGGTGTAGTGTCATCACTAATATAATAGCTTGTAGTTAATGATTGGTCAACTAAGTCTTTCTTAGTTATAGGGTAATTAAGATGGTCTATATCATTAGGATACTTTCTAAATGATACATTACCCTTTAGGAATGCATTATCGGGTGATACAAACTCATCTGGATTTATATTACCTAACTTAGTAGCATTTCTAGCTCTAATATTAAGTCTAGCTGGGTTATTGCCATATATTACATGACCTAATCCATCAGTAGTTACTTCAAGATAACTACCTGGTGTTACATTAGAGAATGGGTGCACGTATTTATTAGCTTTAGCTTCGATACTATCTAATTTAGCTTTATCTTCTTTAGTCATTAACCCATCAGTATATACAGTAGCTGGTTTAAGTACACGTTTAGCTGATTGATTCCATCTATAACGTTCTTCTTCTGTAATATGTAAAGTATGATTGTATATATGATCATACTCATCTTGTATACGATTACGTAATGATGGAGATAGTTCCTGTTTGGATATATGCCTAGGAATAGTTTGATTTAGACTTTGTCTATCATGATATGACATAATAAACCTCCTATACCTCAGTTAGGGTGACTTTATATTTCTTACCACCACTATTAACTACTAGGCTTCCATTATCTATATCAAATTCCATAGCTTTCTTAGTCTTGGCTACAGTTTCATCGTTGCTATCAAAGATTTTAACTAGGCTATCCCAGTTATCTGCACCACTACGGATGAATAAGTCATTACCAATAAAGATAAACTCATGGGAGATATCTTGGTCAACAGCTCTCATACCCATTACAGTAGCAAACTCTTCAGTTCTAGTACCAGTAATAGTTGTATCTAAGTTTAATGCAGATAATTTCTTTTGCCCATAGAACTTTAGATATGCTGCATAGTCAGATGGTTGAGTATTTACATCAATCTTCTCATTTAATGCAAGCATATACTTACTAGCTTCTGTATATACAGAATGCCATTTCTTTTCTTTACTATAAGAGCTTAAGATGTTTGTAGAATCAATCCAGAATAGATTTTCTCCATCACCAGTTGGTTCTACACGAGATCTTACATAAGGGAAGATATGTGATTCTAAATACTTCACATTAACTATTTCCATCTTAGTACTATCAGCATCAATTACTGGTGTAGGTGCTTGTGGTTTACCTAAAAAGATTGGATTAGCTATAGGAGCAAAGTCTCCTGGCACTAACCCACCTAATCTATCAGCATTATCTACAGAAATAGGTAACTTAGTTGGGTTATATCCACGAGTGACATGACCCTCATCATCAATATCTACTGTAATATAGTTACCAGGAACAGCATTAGGTTTCTTAGGGTGTACATAATGGTTGGCTTGCTCTTCTATTCCATCTAATTTAACTTTATCAGCTATAGACATAAAGCCATTATTATTATTGCTTACATTAGGAATAGTTGCTACAGTATTCCATAATGCTCGCTCTTCTGCAGTAATATGTATTACATCATCTTTAGTATGATTGAATGATTTTGTAACCATATCACGCAGTTTAAGACTAAGCTCGTTTAAACCAAGCTTATCTCTATCTAAATCATAATTGATTTGCTCTGGCATAGTTTTAACCTCCTATTTTAGAATTACTGGGATGTTCAAGTAAGCCAAAAGATGGCCCTAATGGCATATAACCATTAGGGCTTATATCTTTCTTACTTATCATTCTTTTGATAATTGTTTGTAGTAGATCCAGAACTACCACGGCTTAAATAGGTTAATAACCCACCAGCAAGTGTAGCCGCTACAGTCTCTGATTGAATGAATAAAGAATACATTAAAGCTATACCACAGAATAATACAGTTACCATCTTAATTATATTTAGAGGGTAAAAGTATACTCTAGATTTGTAGTATGGTTTACCAGTATCATCCATTTCTTCAGGCTCCATATCTTCTATTTCATTTTCAGTTAGGCTACTAGTATTAGATGATACTTGTTTGCCTAACTTAGACCATTTACCGTCGATAAAGATATAATAGTCTCCTTGATAGGCTACTATATTACCATTATATTGAATTTCTTCTGAATTTAATGACGGTACGGTATCTATTTGGAGAGCTTTTTCTACATCGGCAGCAGTATTCATGATATAGATTATACTTGAGCTGCAGTATCAGAGATGCCACGAGCAATAGCTTTAGCAAACTCATCTACTTGATTAATAAGCTTATCTTCTTCTTTTGGGTTATTGATGAATGCTGTTTCAACCAATACCGCTGGCATATCAGTTTTACGCAATACCCAGAAGTTGGCAGATTTAATACCACGATCATATAAGTCTAAAGAGTTAACTAATTGATTGTCGATATTAATAGCCAATTTAGTAGATAAGGAGTTAGGACCTGCACTAGTATGAGTAAATGTTTCAGTACCCTCAGCTGCTGGATTTTCTGCACTATTACAATGAATAGATACAAAGATATCAGCATCCCATTGGTTAGCTGCTTCACATACTGCATCTAAGTCATCATCTTGCATAATGTAAGTTTCATAACCTACAGCTTGAAGATATTGGCTTACTAATGCACCAATTTTTTTAACAACTTCGGCTTCTGTAGTACGAGAGCCTACAGCACCTGGGTCGATAGCATAGCCACTTCCATTAAGTTTAGGGTCATGGCCAGGATTTAAAAATACTTTTCTAATTGCCATAGTTATTATTAACCTCCTATAGTCAACGATTATAGTACTGTTGAAACATAGTAGTAAATTGGTGAAAGGAGGCTATATAATGCCAGATTTCAATGAAAAATACGATCTGATAACCTATAATGATTTATCCCCAGATTTAAGGGAACTCATTAATAGCTCTGATAAAAATCTCCAAAAGAGTTTGAATCGACATATGAATGATAATGAGGTTCATGTAACTGGTATCGAAAAAATGTTTTGGAATTCCAAAGCACCTATTAATGATCCAGCATTTACTGGTAGACCAACAGCACCTACTCCTGAGTTGAATACTCGGAATGATACTATTGCTACTACTAGATTTGTGCACAATGCTCTATATGGTCTTACTCCAGAGAGAGCTAAGACTGCTGACAGACTTAAAGGTACTGTAACCTTTGCACTTACAGGTGGGGTAACGGCTCCATCTGTTTTATTCGACGGTTCTAATAATGTAACTTTAAATGTCACATCTATTGATGCTAGTGCTATTAATGGTAAATTTGGTCCATCTAACTTATCAGCTGGTACTTATGATATAAATATTAGTGGTATTGCAGCTAAAGCTAAGTCTGCTGAATCTATTGCTGGTCTTAATGCTGGTGATATTGCATTAAAAGATTCTCCTAACTTCATTGGTACTCCGACTGTACCAACAGCTGCTGCTGGAGATATCTCTTCTAAAATTGCTAATACATCATTCGTTAATATCGAAGTTGAACGTATTAAAGATTGGGTTAAGAGAAACAATAATGCAGTTAATAGTATAAAGACTGTAAGTGCTTCTGGTAAAATTACAGCAGCATCTACAGGACCTGATGCTAATGGTAATATCAATCTTAATGTAACTAATTTACAAATTGATCGATCATCTTTAGGTAATATTGATGCTGATACTGTACGTGGGTTTACTGTTGGTTCTAGTGTACCAGCTAATGCTAAATTCACAGATACTGTGTATGTGCATCCTAAGACTTCTACTGACCTAACCGCAGGTAGTTTTAGTCAAGTATTAGTAGACCGTGAGGGTCATGTTATTGCTGGTGCTAACCCTAGTAGCATGGATATTAATATCACTGGTACAGCAGCTAAAGCAGCAGCATTAGCTACACCATACAAAATGAAATTCAGTGGTATCACTGCTTCTGAATCTATCATTGATGGTAAAACTGAAACTGTAGTTAATGTAACAGCAATCCCATCTGCTATTGTCACTGAAGATACTAATCGTAAATTCATGACTCCAGATGAAAAATCTAAACTTAGTGATTTACCATCTAATACAGAATTGACTGCTAAACTTGATGCGGTAGCTTCTTCTATGGATTGGAAACCTGGTGTTGCTAATTATAGTGATATTGCAACTACATATACTACACCTAAGAAAGGTATGGTAGTTCCTGTAACTAGTACTGGTTCTATCTATCGTTATAATGGTACTACATGGGATACTATCTCTAGTGTAAATATTCCATTAGCTACTAATACCATTGATGGTAAGATGTCTAAGGAAGATAAGCTTAAATTAGATGGTATTGAAGAGGGTGCTACTAATTATGAGCATCCTGCTACACATCCAGCTACTATGATTACTGAAGATGCAACTCATAAGTTTGTAACTACAGATGAAAAGACTCGTTGGAATGATACATATACCAAAGCTGAAGCTGATCTTAAATTCTTAGCTAAGCTCGATGCCGCTACTAATAAAGCAACTATTGGTGAAAACTGGACTATTAAACCTGGTACTGGTGGTGCATTAGACTTTGTATATAATGATACTATTAAAGCTACATTAGGCACTAATGGTTTATTCGTTGCTAATGAGTTATCCGAATCTGGTTCTGCTGGTGCTAGTGTAACTACAGTTAGTACTTGGAAATCTCCTGTTACTAACGTATCTGACCTAGATGCTACTGCACCTAATGGGTCTGTATGTTTAGTTACATCTACAAATACAATCTACACTAAAACAGCTACTGGTTGGACACAAGTCAGTGGTGGCTCTGGTACAGCCGCTCCTAGTGGTGATTATATTACTAGAGAGGAATTAAATGCATCTTTATCTAGATTAGAAAAGATGGTTAAAGATCTTCGTGGAGGAGAATAATGGCAGACGATAATAAATTATTAACCGACCAGCTTCTCAATAATATATCTACCCAGTTTAGTACAGTTATTACTGACTTAAATGAGACCAAAAAAGCTATTGAGCTTACAGGTGTAACTTCTTCTGGTAAAACTAATACCTTACCAGAAGAGGTCCACAAAATTCAAGATAAAACTATCGAGAAACTGAAGAAAGAAAAAACAGTTGATGATTTAGTTGATGGTGAGTTTAATCTGGAAGTCGGGATGCTATTTAATAATTTTATAAATCCCGAAACTTGCACTGATTATAATACATCACTAATACCAATGTCAGATACATTTGTATTTACTAAACCATTAGGTTTTATTTGGCCTACTATTGAGAAGATGAATAGCATCAGTTCAGCTATTAATATAGCTAAACGTTCTACTGATCCTAAAATTGCAGCTAAGTATAAAGATAGAGATAGTAATAAACCTATCATTAAAGCTATCTTTAAAGATAATAAATATCATATTAGTAGTCTGTATATGACAGCCTTTCGTTCACCTGTAGACAAGATGCCTAAAAACTATAATGATGTAAATTATAGACTATCTGTAGAGTTGATTGATGATGCTTTAGCTATCAGTAAAGTATCTCAGGAATTAATTGATAAATATCATTTAGAGAACTCTGGTATAACTACAGACACTAGATTCATTAATATGGTAAAAAATAACGATGTTGATGTATCCTTACCTTATTACCATAGTGATTTTAGTATCAATAATCAATCTATTGATAGTCCATCAGTATTACGCTGTAATAGATTCCGTCTTTGTATGCATAAGAATATTAAGACAGTTGTATGTAACAGTTTATCATTAAATAGAAATCTTATCTTAGCTAGTTTAATTTGTGATAAAGATGGAACCAATCGTACAACCATTAACCCTAATAAACTAGACATATATCTAGATGGTGATATTTGGATATCTGAGAATTTTACAGTAGATCCTGTATTGGCTGGTAATTTCAAAGCAACTACTATGGTTAGTAATACTGATGCTACATTCAGAATTCTTGTAGATAAGTCTAAAGTATCTATGAAATCTCTTCGTAGGAGCAGTAGTGTACTTCCATTATTACAAGCTATCGTATTAACTTATGATAGAAGTGAATACTTTGACTATAATACTATGACATGGAAACCATATACACCAAATATGAGTATCCAACATTGGTTCGAATATTCTTTTAGAAATATATTCAAAGAGCAATATAGTATTGGTGTAACTCCTAGCAATACATTATTCGGTTGGGGTAATAATGCTAATGAGTCAACGATATACGCTCGTAGCTATCTTGAAGAAAAAGAATTCTCCATATTCGGTAGTAGCATGGAACTCAATCTACAAAGTGCTAATCGTACAGGTATATTCTATGGCGACTATCCTATATCTAATAGATACGTTACTGCAACTTTCAATGAAAGCTTAGTAAAATATGTGTATATTGCCTATAAAGATAAGCCATATACTATAGATAAACCTATTAGTTACATGACAAATAGAACGCTCATGAATATGTCAACATATACTGACGAGGCTACATCTAAAGAAATCTATAAGATTAATTTAGACAAGAAAGCCATTACTGGTAGAAGTTTAGATCTATTTTATCCAAAATATCAAAACGAGTTTAGAGATAAAGTGATTGAAATTACTCTACCTATCGATAACAATGCTAAACTTAACCGTTGGCATCTTCAAACTATGGTAGCATTTAGTGAAATTAAATGGTTAAATACCAAAGGTGAATTAATTGAACGAATCAATATAAGTGAAAATGCATATGATAAGAATGGTCCATGTATTACACCATTCTATAATAGACATATCAAAGAAGTTAACCTTACTAATGTAAAATTAGGATTTGACTATGTCTTAGCAGAAGAAACATTTGGCAAATTCTATATAGATGAAACTCAAACAGATTCAGAAATTGAAGAACCAGTAACACCAATGATTTGGAAACTTGATGGGTGCAAGATGGGTGAAGAAACATTCGGCCCATATAAATATCGTGGTTCTAAAGTTTCTCGTATGTATCTTCGTTTATTTAAGAATGCTAAATATGTTATCTTCTTAGTTAACGAAAACGACCCTATCGTAAGAGACATTCGTGCTTGTTTAATAGGCATGATGTTCTATAATATGGATCAATCAAAATATTGGAACTATAATACTATGAGTTGGGAAAACAGTTCTGATCTTACTCCATATGAGATTCAACCAGAAAACCACCCAGATTATGAAACATTCTCCAACGAGTATGACATCGAGGGTGGGGATAGTTTTGATTATTATTAATAGGAGGGTTCTAGATGCCTGAATCAAAAAATACTACTGAACTCATTTTAGAAAATATCGAAAATGGGTTTAAAGAAATTAAAAAAGATCTTGAAAATGTAAAAGCAGCTATTTCTGAAACAGGGGTAGCGGCTGCTAATACCACTGCTGGTTTAGCTAATGATGTAAAGAAAATCTCCAATAAAGTTGAAGAAAAGATTAAAGCTGCTGATGTGGTTACTGGCTTAGCTGGTGGCTCTGTAAATATCAGTAATGGTTTTATGTATTCTGCTTCTTCTGAAATGATTGACCATAATAGTATTGGTGCTATTCCTGGATTGACTACATATACTGTACCAGACGATAAGAACTATCTTATCCAATGGCCAACAAAATCCTTTATGGAACAAACACCTTCGGACAAACGTAATATTACTATTAATTTTGGTAAACGTCATTTTGGTCAATTATGCAATACTTGTTATCGTATGCCTAAGTATACTGATTTGTATAATGATGAGCCTACATACAATCTTAGAGTAAATCTTAATGATGATAGCATTGTATTAAAAAAGAAAGCAGATCTTACTGAAGATGAATTAACTATGCTAAGCACTGCTGAATTAGAAGATACCAGCGATATCTTCGAATGTAAAGGAACAGCATCTTTACCTGAATATACATCTGACTTCTATATCAACGGTAAGTCTCCATATGCTGCAGTAATCAAATGTGACCAATTTGTTGTATCTGGTAATCCTAACGTAAAAGCAGTTATTACTGATACTATTATCATGGACGAAGAACTCATTCTACGTAACCGTGCTGGCATGGGTCAATATGGTAGACAAAATACTATGGGTGTAATTGGTATTCATGGTGGTAATAAAACATCAGCATTCAAAATCTATGTACCTAAAGGGAAACCTAAATTCAATCTTATCAATTCTACTTTGAATCCTGATAATGAATACGTTAAGAATAATATTAGCAAAATTTCGGACTATGCTACTATTGCAGATGTAAGTTTCCAATACTATACTCTTATTGCTGTAGAACCTACAGAAGAAATGACAGCATTCTTAATTAAAGAAGCCGACAAGCTAGTTAAATTAAGCGTATCTGTAGTGACCCATGATTTTACTAAATACTTCGATTATTGTCAATTAGAATGGGTCGTAAATAAAGATAAAGAGTTCCATTATATGTACAGACAATGGTTCGATTATCTTGTTCCTACAGAAGAAGATTATAAGTATTATAAATTTAACGATGATGTAGCACAAAATACATTTAAGAACTATAACCCACAAGCTACAGATTATACTGTTACACTTACTGATGCTAGCGCATTGAAATATGCCAACACTGAGTATGGTCAAACTGTATATGCTTTAGGTGATAGTAGTGGTTTATATCATAATAAAACAAATACTATAATTATCCCTAATAAGAAATACGCTTGGGATTTCACTAAAGCCGTATATTGTGATGCAGATTTCCCATTCGATGGTAGTGAAGTTAATGATGGAGCAAGCGAGAATACTACAAGTGATGGTAGAAACATTTACAGCTTAAACATCTCTCCTGATCCTATCAATACACCATCAATGTACCATCTCGTAGATTTCTATAAGAATAATCTTGTCGATAGACAAAATGCAGACGTTCATTTATTGGTTGAATCAGATCGTGGATATGATGCTGATACTAAAACATATACAACTTATGACAATGTCTTAGCACAATACTACTTAGAATCAGACTATCGTGTTTATCTTAAACATAAAACACATGATGGTTCTTTAAGTGATATTGAAAACTTAGTTATCGTTGGCGAAACAGTATATGGCGAACCAAGTAAATATACTAAATACGTACCATACTTCTATAACCGTAATATCAAAACCATCAAAGGTACAGATATTACATTAGTACCTTTCCGTTTAGAAGATAAACAAGGTAAAGTTACTGGTGTAACTACAGATGAAGTTGCTGTACCAGAAGCTCCTATGGAAATTATCTTAGATGGTAACTGTGCTGTATCTGCATGGCAAGGTGGTTTGTATTATGACCGTACTGGTAAACATCATATCATCACCCCAGAAAAAGGTGAATATAATGCTAAGTACGTTCATATCTTAGTAGATGAAACTAATCCTCTAGTGGCTAGTGCTAATGCTTGCCGTTATCGTTTAGCTTTATTTACTAAAGATAAAACTAAACGTTATAACTACACAACTAAGACTTGGGAAGAAGTTGCATCCTATACTGGTGATACTGGTACATTTGCAGAACTATTCCCAGAAGAGTTTGCTAAATTGACTGACGTTGTAGAAGTATAGTAAGTACATTAAGGGGAGAATCAAATGGAATACTCGGCTAAACTAAAGAATCTTTCAGCTGCAGAAAGAATCTTATATATTCATGACTTAACTAAAGATGGGGTCTCTCTAGACCTCATCTTAGAGTCTATTATTGCTGATGATGATTTAGCACTATACAAGTTCTATGCTAAGCAATACTTAGATATGTTAGATGGTACAGTATTAGGTCTTTGTGTTAAACACAAGGCTTCTAATATCTTAATCTATCTAGAGTCTTGTAATCAGGCTTGGTTCAATATTAAGAATGACTATAATATCACTAGTGTAATACTTACTGCTATTGATGAATTAGATTATTCTGATATACTTGCTTTCTCTAGTTTAACTGGTATCTTATTCCGAGCGTATAAGCATACTGGTGTTACAAATGCTATCTTGGATTTATATAAAGCATTCATGATTAGATGTATAAAGAATAAGAAATACTTCTTCTTGAATACATTCCATAATCACGTACGTGGTTTATTCGAAGACAAGGTCGGTGATCTTGCTTTAGATAAACTACTTAAGAACTATATGTCAGAGGAAGAACTACAGAACTATAATGAAAATTATAGATTAGATATTTAATT